TCAAGGTGCGGAAGTTAATTTAAGCAGGTACTATACAATACCCGCTAACACAACTGTTATCTTTGGGTTACAAACATTTATTTACGCCGGTGATACAGGCAGTAAAGTAAAATCAGGCACTTCGTGGTTTGAATTAAACGGTTGGCAAACAGGAGCAGCATCGAACGGTCAGGATGGACCAAGAAATCTTGTAGGATTTACAAGCAATGTGAATAGTAACGGCTACCCTACCAACTTACCCGTATATAAGGGCATCTACGCCTGGGGTCAACCACCTATTATCATTAATAGCGTACCACAATACAACGGTGCACCTGGTTCATCTGTAGCTTACCCGCAGACGGAACCCGGTATAAGTAATTCAAGCTCATCATCACCGTTTGCAGATATGTCTAATATAAACAATAATGATGGCTCCGTATTTCAGTCTAAACTCTGGGGTGTAAAAAATACATCGTATATTAGAGCAGTTTTTATTAGCTAATGTTTGACAGTATATTATTTTTTCTGTGCATAAGTCTTAGTGTTTCATATATGTGGAGTTTTTCTACAATAATGAAACCAATAAGAATGTACATTGCAACTATTCCTTTTATAAGTACACCATTATTGTGCCCGGAATGTTGTTCGTTTTGGGTCGGGTTAATTACTTCTGAGTTATACAATCCTATACTATCGGTAATACATATTATATTACTTTCAAATATTATTTGCGGTCTTATAACGTATTTTTTTGCTTCAATTTTGTATAAAAAACTCTTTTTGCAATAAATAATATTATATGCCAGCTCCCGATAACAGTGATAATTCCTCTATTGTATATAATTACGAGCAATTAGAAAACGGTAAGTTTATTCCGTTGTTCGGTGATAGCCGATTCCCACCGGTTTCAGTAACAGCTATACAACACTATCCTGATACTACAGCTGCTTTTCCAAATAACTCCTTAGCAAACGCTGTAACAGCTACTACTATATACCCAAAGTGTGCTGTTTTAACATATAATGTTAACCAGGGTGATTCATCAGGTCTAGGTATCCCGCAGTATGATTATGTACAGTTTAATTTAGGTTCTGGATCTGTTCTATCTGCCTCACCTATTAATACACAATATTTTATTAACGGACCAACAGGTACAATGATTGCTGCTGTATCAACAGGGTATACGAGTACAGGTGTTGTGTCCTCGATTTGGAAATATTTCCAATTATCAGCTTATAGCTACTAATCATGGCTACAACTAATACTACCAACGAAGGTAACACTCACGGTGGTCCTAACGATAATGAATCAGTTACACAGAAAGTAACATCACATCAGTCGTCTACAATTAGAAAAGCTGTTACACAAAGCCGACCCCCAATTAATCTTGCTGAGACTATCGTCAAGACTTTGTTTCCTAAACAATAAGAGTTGATTTTTAATCCGCTATTATGTAATTATATACATGAAGCGTTTTCTTCTCCTAGCAGCTGCAGCTACTCTCCTTGTCTCTTGTACATACTATACAGAAAAGCAATCTGAGGCGTTAAGCCAGAATGTTTATGCGACATCAGATTCTCTCAATAAAAAGCGTGTTGATCTAGCTTATTACTATTCAAACGAAACAACCAAGTTAGTCAAAACACCAAAACACAGAATTCCTATCCAATCTGTGTATGAAGCAGGTAAAGTTGTACAGAATTCACCTAAGAAAGAGAAAACTGCTGTTGTTCTCGTACCCGATCAATATAAAGATGAAAGAGTAGTTGTTGTCGGATCTGCTGATTATCAAGCTCTATTAAAAAATAAAGCTATTAACGAACAACTTAAAAAGGATAACGAAAATCTCATAAAAAGTAACAAAGATACTGAAGATGAGCTTAAGCATCAGAAAGAAATGAAGGATACTATTATAAAGAACGCAGAAACACTTCAAACCCGTGTTTATAAGCTCGAAGCTTCTAATTTACGTAAAAGTATTGCTATTATTGTATTAGTCGGTGTTATTCTCGGCTATATCTGGTTGAGAGCTAGTAGGTTTCTTCTATTTTAAGTAAAACATAACGATTGTCATAAATATTAATATGGACAATCTTATACAAAAAGTAGAATCCACTTTAAATACTGCAGTAACAGCTATCACACCTAAGCTAAACGCCACTGCTTCAGTTACATCCAATGCCGTAAATGCATTCCTTAATTGGATTGCAATTCACCCTAAGACATCACTTGTTATAATTATCTTTATCTTAGGTTTTCTTTGCGGTATTCTCTTTTAAGAAGAATGTATATCGACTATAAACCACACTCAAACTATCCCTACTATGCAACGTGTATTAGTAGCTTATTATTAGGTATTTTAATAGGTCACTGTATACTTTTTTATTTGCACTAATAAGTAATTATATATGTCAAAAGAAAGAAAACTTTTTACAAAAGAAAAATTTTGTGAAGGTAATCGGCAGAAATGGCTTATTGTTTTCTTGGCGTATTTAACAGTTATAATGAGTCTTGATGCTGCTCATTTTCTCAAAGATGTAACACCGTATTTGACATTCTTAACGTTTTTAGCGGGTGCATTTATTCTCGGTTATTCTGGTACAGAGACTATGAAACTCTTTAAAGCGAGTTCTGTTACTGAAGATCAAAATATTGATCAAGACGTTAATCAAAATGTTGACGTTAAGAAGGATATCAATGTCACTGAGCAAATGTTAACAAACAACGCTAAGGAAGATGATTATAATATACAGGAGGTATCAATATGAAACAACCATCACCAAGAGCTTTAGATTTAATTCTTGAATATGAAGTCGGAGGAGGTAGATCATATTACGAGAAATATCTCAGTCATCCTACATGGCCTGGTGGTGCATCCGGTACTACACTCGGTATAGGTGTAGATTGCGGTTATTATACCCCTGATGAATTAGATAAAATATTTCACTTTCTTCCTAGTTCACAATTAAGCGTTATTAAAAATGCTTCAGGTAAAACAGGACAAGCTGGTAAGTCATATGTTAAAGAAATACAACCGTTGAACATAACTGTAACCTGGGATCAAGCTTTGAGTATCTTTGACTCGCTTACATGGCCTAAATTTGCTAAACTCGCTGAAAAGGCTTTCCCGGGACTCGACCAGCTTTGCGATAATGCATACGGAGCACTTGTATCCCTTGTTTTTAATCGCGGCACTAGTATGACTGGTGATAGTCGACTTGAAATGAGAAGTATACGTGATCTTGTACCGAAAAAGGATTATAGAGGTATAGCTGATCAATTAAGAAAAATGAAGCGTATTTGGGAAGGTAAAGGTTTAGATGGTCTGATTGCAAGGAGAGAAGCAGAAGCAAAGCTCGTCGAAACTTGTATATGAGCATTTATAGTGAATTTTTTGATTTAAATAGTCCGTGCCCAGGTTCAATAGAAAATTGTGAACAATTGCGTGAAGAATACGTACAAGATTTGCAAAAGTTAACTACATCTAATAACTGCGGTGGATGTCAAGAGATTAATCTTAAAGCTGAATATCAAACAAAGATATGGAAGGCGTATATGCAATCACTTGTTATACGTGCTTGAATGCTTTGTAATATTTACAGAATTTAGTGAGATATTGCTTAGAAAACCTTCTAGCATCTACCTCGTGTTCATTCCTAAAATAGGCATTCCTATTTAAATCTACATCTTCCTGATTATACGTGAGTTGTGTGTGGCTTACTTTATAAATTCTATTTTGCATCCAATGTCTAAATTCGTGTAAGTAGTGTTCAAATAACGCTCGTTCTTTTTGTTTACGGGATTTTGCAGTTGTACTCGGTTTGTCGCAAAGATATATTTTATTTGTATAAAATTTATATCCGCTTTCATCAGCTCCTATATCTACTTGCACGATTAATGTTATCTTTCTAGTTATTGTACCTGGTTCAACTTCAGCAAATAACATTGATGTCGCAGCTCCAATAGCTTTTAGATCATAGCTATTCTCTTCAAACCATATAACTGACTTTGGCGTCGGTTTAAGCGTAAAGATATACATAACTATTGAATTTTTTAAGACGTGCTATAATATAATAGTATATTATGAACGAAAACGCAAGTGAAGAATATACATTAGACCTTACTGTCGGTGATTTAAAGAATATAGCCATTGTTTTAGGTGTCATTGATCGTTCTTTGCTTGAAATAACGGAGCAAGATACTAAAACGTTGAATGATATAAAAGTAAGAATTGTTCAGTTTTTGACATCGATAGGTGAATCTCTGTAAGAGTCGTAGTGGGAATATATGTATATAATATTGAATAAATATTATAGTACATGTCAGTTTCTAAAATAGTTACTTCTATCTGTGAAGAGTTCACAGATGTAATCCTCGTTGACAATAATAAGGACAGTATAATTATTAATGTTAAGAAGCAATGGTTTAAAGCTCTTGATTTACGGTTGAGATCATTGAGATTCAAGCTTGTACATAAAACTACAATTAAATCCGGATATACTTGCACGTATATCTTCGAGAAAGATAAAAATAACAATTGATATTTTATATAGAGTGTCTATTATAGGGTAATGCTAGTATTTGATCCTGTAGCTCATTCATATAAAAACGAATTTACTGGTGAGTTTTATACGTCTGTAACACGTGTTATTCACAAATATAAAAAACCTTTTGATGCTGATACAGCAGCTGGTAGAGTCGCTAAGAGAGAAGGCATTACTAAGGAAGAGGTAAAAGAAAAGTGGAAGAAAGATAATGATAAGAGTAAGGATTATGGTACTGAGCTTCATGCTGTTATTGAGAAGTATCTTAAAACTGGAACATTTAACCCTGAATACACAGTTTTTATTCAAGCATTCCTAGATCTTGATATTCTCTGTAAAAAGGATGATCTACTAGTAGAGCATCAGGTATATTCTCATGAATATAAACTTGCAGGTACGTCTGATATTATACGTATTGAAAAAAATGGTGGTTTTAGTGTATATGATCTTAAAACGAATAAGAAGTTTAACATGTCTAACCCTTATAATGAGTATCTTCTTTCACCTCTCGATCATTTAACAGCTAGTGAGTATTCTATTTACAGTCTTCAACTATCAACATACGCCTATATGTATCAGAATATTACAGGTAGAAGAGTAAATAACATTGGTGTTTTTTATTACGATAGAAATACCGAACAATTTACATACTATCCAATGTCGTATAAGAAATACGATGTATTAGCAATGTTAAACCATTATAAAACACATGAACTTCATTGATCAGATTATTCAAAACAGCCAAGTTAAAGAAGCAAAACTTTACGGGCCATCAAAAAAAGCAGCAGAACGACCTGAAACCGGGATTACTATTCAAACACCTGCAGCATTTCATGTTATTAAGGATTGTGCTACGTTAGCAAACAAGTATTTGCCTCATTATGTATTTGGTACATATGCAAATCCGTTTGAAGTATTAAAGGGTAAGTTTGATCGTAAAGATATTGAAGAATTTGTATCTGCAGCTATGGCTGATATCGTTCTCTATCAATTAATGACATTAATTTTGGAGAAAATTCGTAAGTTACCCTATATGCCTGTAGAGACAAATAATGTAACTCCCGCGGATGTAAGTAATTCTGCAGATCCTTATGGAGATTATGAATCAAATAGCACTGTAATAACACCATCTAAACAACATGATCCGGTTTCACTAATGTGTGCAGCATTTAGTGTATAAATATTTATATTATAATGAAACTATTCGCACCATTTTTAAGTATACAGAACCAGATTCGTATATATCACTGGCAGACAGAAAGCTACGCTCAACATAAAGCTTTTGGTAAAACATATGAGCAATTAGACGAATTGATTGATACATTTATTGAAATGTATATGGGTAAATATGGTCGTTCTAAGGCTAAATTCACATATAAAATTGAATTAGAAAATATTGATGGTGGTTATATGGCTATGATTAATTCGTATGTCGATTTTCTTGTTAGTTTAAATGAAGAGCTTGATCAGGTTAACGATTCTGATCTTCTCAATGTTCGGGATGAAATGCTTGGTGTGTTTAATCGACTCAAATATCTTCTTACTTTACAATAATTTTTAAAAAAATCTGTAAAAAAATATTTTATACAGAATAATTAATTAGAGGTATGACTTACTTCTTAAAGGTATTTAAAACACTTACCGATAATGTTTTTGGTACCCGTGAAGTAAAGCAAGTATATCCGATTTATAAAACACGTGCACAGTTAATTAGTGAGGGTCGTTTTGTCCCTAAGCGTTATCAACAGAAAAAAAGTCTTAAACTGTAATATGTACACCATTTTGCGTGGTGATGTATGATGGTAAGAATGTATTTTGTGTAACCAATGTATATATACCGTTATCTACACTGCGTCCATATGTAAATGTTGAGTCATATACATCAATAAAGCCAGTATACGACCCAAGTATAGCCGATGACTGTAATGTAGGCAAAACAATAGTACTGTATGTATCTACTGTAGTACCGTATGTACCAAAATTTTGATGCAAAGCATCGTTAGATGGTTTGTATAGTGTTTCCGATACAATTGTTAAAACACCGTTAATAAACTTAAATTTAATATTAACTGTATAGAAAGTATTGGAAGTATCTTTACATAGATATGATAAATCATATATACTTGTTGTATCATTAAAAGAGAGCACAGGTTTCTCTACTTCTATAACATCAAGTGTACTCATACTCGTACCAGACAGTGAGTATTGTATTACAGAACTCAACGGTAGATTTTGGTCTGTGGTATATGGGTATATCTGTATGATTTTAGGCGAATTAATATTCACTACATATATTTTTGGATATATTGTCTTGTAATTAGTAGCACTTAACGGATCAATATTATTGATAAATGTTGTATATAATTTTGTTTGACAGAAAATTAATTGATTTGTAGATTCACTAAACCATGTATTTGAAAATTTCTCGTAAGCGAGATTATCACCACGATATATATAACTATATGTTAATGAACCAGGAACCGTGTTATTAGTATAATTAAAACGTATTTTATCAAAAATTAAATAGTTACTTGTTTCTATTTGTAAAACATCATAGTGTACATCGAGATTAATACATTCGTTATTAATCTCGTCACCGATTGTCAATATACCATTGCTTGTATTTTGAGATGTTATAGATGTATATTTTGTATATATTGAGCTCAGTGCAGCAGAGAAAGGTGCAATTAATGAGCTATCAGGCGTACGACAATAAATAGCACCATATGTCCTATTACGTTTATCGTATAACGACAATTCAATATTTTCACCTGTTAAAGAAAAGTCTAATGTTGTGTTTAATCCAGATAAACGATTTGTAACAAATGTGGCAGGTTCTGTATAATCAAATATGTACTGCTGAGGTGTAAATGGATCATATTCACGTACTAAATTTAGATCGTTATCATAGTAATCTACAAGGAACCAGTAACCATCATATAGCGGTAATCCTGATGTCGGATAAGTAAAGGATGCAGTTAAACCACTATAAGCTGCGGTTCCAGTATTTGTTAAGCCGCATTCTACAAGAGTATTATAGTAGAGACCGTATTGGTTACTATTATATGTATTAAGTTGGCTTATTGGATCAACCCATAATGTATTATTTGGAGATATGAATGTAGTACAATCATCTGTTGTGATAATAAAATTAGAACTAACGTATGCAGGTGTAAAGGCTTCATATTTAAATCCATATGATTGTATTACTACCGTCGGACGACCACTTAACGGATTCATATATCCACCGTTTATAGTTGTATCTGCAGATAATGTTGTATTATAAGTACCGCTATCTATTACTAGATCAGATATATTAATATCTGCTACATACGGGCTCGACAGTGGTTTCTTTATTGTAGATGTAGGCTTGTAGAGACCATACTGATTACCGTAAATATCGCTTTTAAACTGAAAGAGTGTTGAATCAATTGTAAGTAACTCTTGTGTTCTTTGGTCTACCGGATATTGCTCTATCGGTGTGAGAGGGAATATATCTATATTATTCCAAATTGTATCTAATCCACCTGTAAAGAAATCTTCATAATCAGTATAGCGTGATATACCGAAGTCAGAATATTCAAGAGTCTGCTCTCGTGATTGATAACTTCTAAAGAGTTGATGATAAGGTTTGCTATTAATATCACCGAATCTATATTGATTTGAAAAGTCAACTTTGTTAAAATAATTCTTTTCAAAAAATTCTAGAGGCGTGACAAAATTCTGTTGTGTGTTACTGGTAACGTTACCATATTTGTTTGGATCTGGGAAATAATAAACGGTATTAGGCTGTAGGCTATTAAGATTTACAGAGGCTGTAAAATCAAAATTAGTAAAGTGTAGTAAACCAATTTTATCAGGCTTAAAGAAAAGACCCATTTCTTTACCAGTTTTGAGAAACTCTTGACTCGGTACTGCAGCAATTGTTGGGTATCGTTTATTAAGGACATTTGCAAATTCACTATCAGCTGTAAATAGCTGACCAGATGTATAGGAGTTTCTTGTAGAATTTGTTACTATATAATAGTAATCTGCACCAATATATTTTTGCTGCTCGGTTAACTGAGTAAGAATTGTAAGGTCTTTCGTGTTGCCTGTATTAACATTATTAATGAAATCAGCATCTTTAAGAAAGTTAAGCTGTGTAGGTGTAACTGCGGGTGTTATAGCTAGTTGTGTACCTAACTGTGAAGTGAAAAATGGATATTTAAGTATAGCGTTTGCTATGCTCTGGTTTAAATCTAATGTGAGATATGGATCAATATCTACTTGATTTGCAGCAAAATATGTCTCACGTATATCTCCGTATGTATCATACGCTGATGTAGGTGCTGTTGGATTAATATCAAAATAATCAGGTGTTAGATCGTAAATACTCTCAATATTAAGAACCATATTATTTCTAATGGCGGATACTGAGAGATTAAGGGTTGCAATTGTATTTGTTAAATCTTGTGATTGTAGGGCATTTGATATTGTGTTATATAGTAATGTCTTTACACCTATATTTGATCCTTTTAAGTTATACTGCAGTGTAGCGGTTTGCGCAGTTTCACGTAACGTAGTATAATATAAACATATGTCCTTTATCTTTTTTGAAAAGAATGGTACAGCGATTGCGAGATCTCTTGGATTTGTAACATCGAGATTACTCAGATAACGCTGCTCTTCAACAGTTGAATAATTTAATACAATTTCGTTAATTAAATTTACATACAAATTCTGTACAGCACCAGCAAGCTCTACTGTTGATGTATTCTGTACTGCGTACCAATCAGTGAGATATGATTGATATTGTATAAGTGAGTTCTCTGGTGTTGTATAAGTCTGCTTATTATATGGTAGCCATTGAATAAAACTCAATGGTTCAGATCTATCGACGGCCGATATAGCATTAACACCTAGTATGGTGATAGAATTAAAAGTTATAATCTGTCCTTGTGATACTGCCATATAGTATATTTAATTATGATAATTGAATGTATGTAGGTACATTAGAATTCTGCTCATTGTAAAAAACATTGAATATCTGAGGATTAGCTGATACAGATACTGTTTCATTTTGCGATATGAGCCCGGATGAGGGGGATGTTGTGTAATTCTGTGCCGTTAATTCAGCAACAGAGGTGACGAGCGATACGTTATGGAAATTGTTATTAATATAAAATATATTACCAACATCGTTTTGTGCAGCAGGGAATAACCAGCCTTTAATAATAAAGCTTGTATCACCTATTATTTTATACTTTTCTGATGCACTAATATCAGTTGGATATGTTAGATTAATAGATCCGTCCCAGAGTACTTCACTTCTTATTTCCTGCGGTACAGAAAATCCGCCGGTTGCAAGATCTTCCGGTACTTTCCATGAGAGAATGATATATGGATTATTATAAGGTACAAAGTTTGATATAATTTGATCCATATCACTTTGAAACTTTGTTAAGATAGACATAGCAACCGTAATATTAACGGGTACTGGGGAATTATAATGCGTGGTAGTTGGTTGTCCTGTTATATCACTCGTTCCTTTTGAATAATAGTAACCATCTAGCTTATTAAAAACACGATTTACATCACGAGATACAGATGTAATGTGTATAGAAACAACCGGTACAGTAATATTTTGCGCAAGATTGACTAAATCATACATCACTCTCTGCTTTGGAGAGTAAACATAACGAACCTGTACTTGATTTACCGGTACACGATTTTTGTCGTATCTATTAATGATAATATCATCAAAAGCTGCAACAAATTGCGTTATTAAATCCTTTATTTCAAAGTGATACGTCTGTGCCTGCATTCATTATTATTTAATTAATGAATACGTTCGATAAAGTGTTTTGGTAGCTTGTTCTTTGATCTCGTTGCAACATTTACAAAATTGCCATCTAGTATATATGTAGTAGAATGATCATCCTTACTTCTAGTAGAGCGGCCAGATGCTTGTACAACTGCATTCAACATCTTATTCTCATACCAATCTTTATCTATATCAAATAACTGTTTAATACGCTTTGATCCGAGTGGTAGAAATGGTAACTTAATTATTACTTGAAAACGTGCAAGATCATCCTTTAGATCAATTCCATATACCATAGAAGGTGAAACTAAAACTGTTGATTCGGTAGATTCAACATGCAATTTTAATATATCTTCATTAGTTGTATTAGAATCGCGAAAGAGTAATCTGGAATTTTTTACGTGTTCACGTATAAACTCTGTTATTTCATAAGAATGTGTATGTATAATACCTTTTTCGTTTTTATGATTTTCCAAAATCTGGTTAATATACTGACAGATATAAGGAAGCTGATTTCTAAGATTCTTATGATTTAGTTTATATTTTGAACAAACATATATCGGTGATTTTTTTGGATCAAAACTACTACCTACTTCTATATATTCATAATCCTTTATACCAAGAGATTTTGCAAAATTTTTATGGTCAATAATAGTAGCAGACAACAATACAATTTTATCTGCAAATTTAAAAATATTTTCAGCGAGAAAATCAGCTTTTAGTGGTGTTATTACAACATGCTTAGCGTCAATTTCTACTACGTGCTCTCCTTTATTCCATAAAGAAATTAGTGACGTCAACGACCGATGCAGATTTTTAATATAACCATATTTTATTTGTTCGCTCTGTGTAAGATTGGTATAATTGTCTTTACTCGTAGCCTTACGTGCAAGAGCTTCTATTTCAATATTGAGAGTCTCTGATAATTCGGTTATCCAATTTAAAGCACGTTGCTGATTATCTGTAATTAGTGTCTTGTAAGTAATATTATAAGCGTCTAACTTTTCGTAGACAATTTCTGCAGAATATTGACGTATGAGTTCGTCTTCAAGCTCTGATGCTTCGTCACATACTATAAAATTTTTGTTTTTTAAGTGATCAGGTAAATTAAGAAACATCTTATAATTCAATGCAGCAAATGGTGCAAGTAATGCACGATTTCTTGCGTTATAATAATGACACCGGTTTGCAGCCCAACATTGATCTTTAATCTTGAGTGCAAATGTACATGGTGCTAATTCAGTATCAAAATTGTCATCTAAATCACATTGATAATTCGTCTTACCTTTTAAAACTGACGTATCATTAAACAAATTAAAATATTGGTCTTGAAGAGCTTTTGTAATTGTTAAAGCGAACGTGCCTGCAGGTGGTTCTTGCTGACATTCAGATGCATGTGAATAACTACCATCGAACTCTTTTTTATATGCATCATAACTTTCTATGAGTCTTGTAAACTCCTCTGTAGGTTTATTGCTCAGATTAGCAAGCGTTCTTGCTATAAAAGATTTACCGGATCCAGTCGGTGCACAACATATAACTATTTTTTTATTGGATCTAAACGCTTTTTCAATATCGTTAACAATCTTGACTTGCTCAGAGGATGGCGTAAAGCCATCTGGGAAATATTCAATATATCTTGACACAACGTCATTATAGCTTATTAATTCGCTATTACAACAACCTTTTTATTGAAGATCTTTGATGGTCGATTTAATTGCACCTTATTAACTGCTGCAGTAATATTCTCGTTATTTAAACAAAATTCTTTAAGCGTATAATCGAATTCAAGACTACTTAATGTAATATTTGTTGTATACGGATAAGGTATTTCATAGATAAATCGCTTACTTCCACGGTCTGTTGTTGTTAGTGTAAAGACACAGAAAAAATCTTTAACCGAAAATAATATTAACTTACCGCTTTTAAGAGGTTTATTATCTACAGTAATAGAAATATCCCTTAAAAGAAATGGTTTAATAAGCTGTTCAATGTCTTCTACAGGTGTCATGAATTCATGAAATTTATTTTTTGTGCAGCATCCATACCAACCAATCTATTGTTAAAGAACGTCCAAAATTCCTTATTAGCGGGTATAACTTGTATTAGATCACATGCTGCCATATTAATACATCGATAATCTTGCATAAATATATCCCAGGTTATGACGAGGTTTTTGGCAGTTGGATCAAATTTAGGCATTTGTATTGCGCGCCTATAATTTAATGCTAATCGTCCTTCTGTACTATTAAGTAAAGATAAGGAATTTGTACACAACATACGTCTGGTATCGGGTGTACCAGGTTTAGGTCGTTTACGTAAAAACTTAATCTCTACGACGTTGTTTAGGAGTAGACTTTTTATTGTGGGAAGCGACGCTTTCATTATCATCAGCTCTTTGTGAGCAAATACCAAAAATACGCTGCTCGTTAAGAAAAATACCCCTCTTGAGGGTACCATAATCTTCAATATCGAGATTAGCTACCGGTACACCTAGGTTGTTTGGAAAACAAACATAGTCACCAACTTTAGCATAGCGTACGTTCGGTCCAGCTAAAATTACTTGTCCAATTCGCCAAGCTTTTGTATCAGTATTAACTGGTACATGCAACCCATTACGCACAATACTTGTACCATCTGTAGATTCATCTACAAATGTACAAAGAAGAATATCATCTAGTACTTGTTTAAGATTATAACCAAAAAATACAGAATTAAATGAATTTTTTGGAAGTGAAGAAAAGTCAATTAAGCTTTTCGGGAGAGGACCAAGCATGTCAATATCAGCTACCATATACGTTTAATTAGGTTGTTTGTTTAAAAATGCAATATATTCAGTAATTTCTCTTTCTGAAAGTTCAAAATTTTTTGCAAGAGGCTTGATATTCTCATCTTGCTCTTCTTTTTTCTCTTTAACTTTCTTTATGTAATTTATCTTTTTAAATGGTACTTTTGGAAAAACAGCGAGAAACAAACTATAGAGATCCTTTTTATTATCAAATACACCAAGGTATTTGTTCAATATATTGGAGTGCTTAGCAGTAAACGGTGAGTACATACTCAGCCAGCGATTAACAATGTATGGCTGAAATTCGGTCTCTTGATCTACTGTAGTGAGTTTATCATTCTTTTTAAAGAATAATATATCACCAATAAAATCAAATATTGTCATTAGCTAATGACCTTAGTAGTAGCGAGAAAGATATCCTCTACCATAGCATAAAAAGTTTCAATAACATCTTTCATAAATTGCTCTGCGTCCTCATTGCTAAGCTTAGTCGAAAAAGCAAACGCTGGTGCCTTTTTACCAGCTTCAATATTAATACCGGTATGACCAAGAGCTACATCATTCTTTGAGTAAGTAATGCTCACACTACATTTACCCTTCATCTGTGTGACGCCGCCCTGAGTGTGCTCCTTATGTACAATAAGATCATCACCATCTACTTCGATTGGAGCTTTGATAAATTTAGCGCTAAGAATATTTGCAATCTGTGTATTTAGTAGTCGTTGAAATGATACTGCACCGAATGGATCTAAATTAGGAATTTCCCAACAAAAATTAATTGCATCGTCACTGTAAATATAATCAGCATTAAGAATATCTTCATTGTCAATCATACCCTCAGCTTCAACTTTCATGGGTGCTCTAAATGCTACAATATTACCAATAGGTAAAGTATTTTTACGAAAATATTTGTATGCAAAGCGTGAATGAATAAGTTCACCGTCGTAAGTAGGTACGTCAATAATCATATGGTTAGTATATTATATAATTTTGCTTAAGCAAGATGGTTACGTTTAAATACAGCAAAACCATTACGTGTATGCCTGTTACCGGCAATAGCTAACCAATTTTCGTCTTTGTTAAGTTCTTCAGCTACCTGACGTGTCTTAAAAGCGCTATAGTAATCATCTAAAAATAATACATTACACCGATCTTTTACAAGTAAAAATTCACTATAACCAAAAAATTCACTTCCATCAATTAAGATACCGTCGTAAAACTTATCATCCTTTTCCAAAAAACCTGCACTGACATCTTTAATACTTTCGACGTCTTCATTATACCATGTTTGTACAACTTCTCTTTCAGATTGAATATGATTATACCGACTATTCCAAACTTCTTCAAAGGAAGAATGTACAAAACTTTTAAGAGAAATAGTTGATTCATTATAACATTTTACCCATGGGTATGGTGATACATTTCTTACGAGGTCGTCGTATCTATCTTTCTTTACTTCAATACAAGTGAGTTGCGGATCTTTTAGAGATTGCATGCCTTCAATAAAGCATTGTGTTGAACCTGTTCCATCCCATGATCCAATTTCAAGAATATTTTTAAGGTTATACTCTTTACAGTTTCTATTATTGTTTTTACCAAAATAATCGTTTTTTGTGATTTCACCCATAATACTAATTATTATACATTCTAAAATGTTATAATCAAGTTATAGATCGGAGCTTTAATATTGCTTGTTTAACTGCCATCCACATATCTAAATATGTATACGTTGCCAAACGACCTAAAAAAATAACATTAGCTTCATTATCAGCTAATTCCTTATATTTATTATACATTTCGATACCGTTACCGAAAGGTATTGGATAGAATGGTATGTCACCTTCCTCCCATTGCTTTGGATATTCTTTTGTTAGAATAGTTGGCCCGTTATGTAAAAACATACAATGGCTATGATCGTATATTCGTGTGTATGGTACATCAGCTGTATTCTGATTAATAGCTGCAATATCCATTTTATCTTTTGTGAAGAGATGTTCGAAGATTAATGTTCGGTAGGGAAGCTTACCGTAACGATAATTAAAATATTCATCGATCTTACCGGTATATATAGTTATATTTGTAAATATCTCCTTCCAGGAGTTATCTTGTATATCAAGCTGAACAGAAATTCCACTTAACATATTTTCCATCATTTTTGTGTATCCATATTTTGGCATACATTGATATTTTTCATCTTTAAACCACGATGGATCGTCATCGTCTTTTGTCTTTGGTATTCTATTTGTAATAGCTTTAGGTATCTGTTCAAAAGGAACTCCCCATTGCTTTTCAGAATAATCTTTAAAAATAACGTCAATTATCTCATCCTGCGTTAATTCACGTCCTATTTCTTTAATTGTTTTTTTACTATAAGGGAGCGAAAGCAGACCTAATTTTGTATTGCCTTTTGGTTTGTATTTATAGTCAAACCATTCTGTATAGCGACTTAAAAATTGAAATACCTCGTCATCATTCGTGTGGAAATAATGAGGACCGTAACTGTGTACTAAAGTACCAGCGACATTACTATCATAACAATTACCACCTATATGGTTTCTACGCTCATATATAGTAACGTTGTATCCCTTTTCTTTCAATAAAATAGCTGCTGTAATGCCAGAAAGTCCGCAACCTATTATCTTTGCTGTTTTTAAATCCATAAATGTTGCGTTGCTGTAGTTTGCTCGAGAGGGTCAAGATATTGAAAAATATTCTCACTATTACCACGCATAAGTACTGTCCATATTCCGCAATTACCGGAATGCGTGATAATATATTTGCATTTTGATAAAATATTAAATATACCAAATACCTTTACACCAAAATACGGTCTTTGTTCTAAAGGTATATGATCATGTACCACAGATTGTGTATTTTTGTTTATTAATGGTAATTCGTTTAAAAAAATTGTATCAGGAAATATAGAACAAAATTCTTTTAGGAATTCTCTTTCATCTGTCTGTACGATGAACGTTATATCTTTATCCTTTTCTTTTAAAGAATGGGCTTTATTGATGAATTCCGAATATGGTGCGATTTTTGTTTCTGTACATTTGTCATTACCTCTGTAAATTATTGCTGCTAATTTATCTGTATTAAGAGAATAATTCTGTGTTGTTT